GGATTAAAATTATTTTTTTTATTAAAAAAATACCAATCAGTCATACCACCTTTTACATTTGAATAATTTATAGTTGGATCAATATTGTTTTTTATATCTATAATAAAGTTATGAATTTCTTCTGGGAAAGGATAATGACCAAAAATTATATTTACTGATCTCTTATATGTTACATTTAAACTAGTGATCTGTTCTTGAACGTTATTAGATTTATCTAATATATTTATCATTTTTATTGTGCTTGTAGTATGATACTTATTATTGTAATACAATAAAATCAATATTAAAATGATACAGATTGTAGACGATTTTTTTGAAAAAGAAGAGCTTAAAAAAATTCAAGGTTATGTAAAGAAAGGCTTACCATATATTCCAAGATACTTTGGTAAAGAGCTTGTAAGAAATAAAGAAACTTATTATGGTATGAGATTTTCTCTAAAACATGATAAAGATTTAGCTGACATTTTATGTAGACAAGCAGAAAAAAAGTTTAATATTAAGATAGATGTTATCGACCCTGATTCTGGGATTGACATGAGAAATTTAGATACTTTAAAACCTCATACAGATCCTGCTGCTGCAAATGTGCTTTTGATGATTGATGGCCCTGTGGCTGTAACTAATGGCACAGTCTTTTATACCAAAAGAAAAGATGAGGATATGAAAGATTTAGATATACATATTGGATTTCAACCTAATAGAGCTGTATTTTTTCCCTCAGACATGACACATGCTGCTAATGTAAGTCCTGTAAAAGATATGAGAAGATATACATGCACATTGTTTCTATGGCAATATACTGATCAATGGGGTAAAAAATATTATTATGATAGAGATAAAGAATGTTTGACCATAAAATAACCGAACTGAAATATCACATGGATGGTCTAATGCCAAAAGCTATATGTGATAGTTTAATTAATTTTTTTGAAACCAAAAAATACTTATCTGAGACTGAACAAAGTTATAAATTTAAAGAAAAACAAAATGTAAAAGATAATTTTAAATGTATTAATTTATCTCATTTTGTGCAGTTTGATGCGTCTTTTAAAAAACCTTTTGATATTATACGAACTTACTTAAGCATAGTTTTACAAAATTATGAAATGCATTTAAATAAAAATATATGCCCAACATTTGAGAATAAATTTTTTTTAACAACCACACATAATATTAGAATACTTAAATATGAAGAGGGACAATATATTAAAGACCATTCTGATTTTAGTGTAGTTAACAGAGCGTCTTGCACTATAAATTTAAACGAAGGTTATGAGGGCGGTGAATTTAGATTTTTTGATGGACGTGTAAAATGTTCGTTTAAAACTGGAGATGCTATGATATTTCCAGCAGAACCTATATGGATTCATGGTACAGATCCTGTAACTAAAGGAACAAGATATTGCATTAATTGTTTTTTAGGGCCTCAATGAAGCTGTATTATTCTGTTCCTGGAAAAATTTGGTGGATACATAATTTTTTAGATCAAAATATGTATAAAGGTATACATGATGCTATTATCAAAGAACGAAAACAAATAAATTTACATACCTCAAAAGGTGTTTGGGAAGAGGGTCTTATAGAAAGATTAAACCCACCTCTAAGAACAAGTGTTAGTAATTACCAACCTTTTGAAAAATTAAAAACATTAGTAAAGCACAATCCTTTTTTTCAATTTGAAGACGTTGCTAAAATGTCTACCAACATTCATTATATGAAAAAAAGCTCAGGTATTAACTGGCATAACGATGGCAGTTGGAAATATGGTGCTACCTATTACATTAATAATAAATGGAATGCTAACTGGGGAGGTGAGTTTATGTTTGCAGACTCTACAGCACATGGGTGGTTGCCTTTAAAAGGTAATTCAATTGTTATTATAAAATCACCATTTCAACACAAAGTTAACCCTGTTCTAACAGATATTATGCCTAGAATTAGTGTGCAAATCTTCATGAAGTGAAATAGATTTCAATAATCTATTATGGTATAATTACGGATGCCTTTAACAAGTGTACCAATACAACCAGGATTTAATAAGCAAGTCACTGAAACAGGTGCTGAGGGTCAATGGGTTGATGGAGATAATGTAAGATTTAGATACGGATTGCCTGAGAAAATAGGTGGATGGTCTCAGCTTACAACATCAACATTAGCAGGAAATGCAAGACATCAGCATATGTGGACAGATTTAGATGGTAGAGTTTATGCTGCGATAGGAACAGATAAATGTTTATTGGTTTATTATTCTAATACGTTTTATGACATTACACCGCTAGCTGCAACAATATCAGGAGGGACTTTTACTTCTGTAAATGGTTCTGCAACTGTTACAATTAATATATCAGGAACTAATCTTAATGCAGGTGATTATATTATTTTAGACTCGGTAACGTTACCTGGTGGTGGAGCAACAGGATTTTCAACTACAGATTTTGATGGTGTGGTATTTGAAGTACAATCATCTACATTTACATCATTAGTTTTAACTATGCCATCTACTGAAACAGGAACAGGTATGACTGCTGCTGGTGCTGTATCTATAAAACCCTATGTTGATTTTGGTCCTGCAACTCAGACATTTGGATATGGATGGGGCACAGGTCTTTATGGTGGTAGTGTAACAAACCCTATTCAAACAACTTTAAATGGTGCTCTTAATGCAGATACAGCAGGGACAGGTGGTTCAGGAACTAGTATAACATTGACATCAGTTACAGGTTTACCAACATCGGGCGTTATATTGGTTGATAATGAGTTAATTACCTATAGCGGTATTTCAAGTAATGATTTAACTGGTATAACAAGAGGGGCTAACGGAACAGCGACACCGGGCACCTCAAACGGACAAGCACATTCCAATGGTGCCACTGTTACTGATGCACAAAACTTTACAGGATGGGGCACAGCTTCTGGAACTTCATCTGTAATACTTGAACCTGCTAATTGGTCATTAGATAATTTTGGACAACAACTTATAGCCACTGCAAAAAATGGCAAAACATTTTCTTGGAATCCTATTAATGCTAATAATGCCGCTTTAACTACTAGAGCCGCAGCACTGTCTGGTGCTCCAACTGCATCTGTAGCATCAATTGTTTCTGAAAGAGATAGACATTTAATTATATTAGGAACCGAAACAACAATAGGCACTACTACAACACAAGACAAATTATTTATTAGATTTTCAGATCAAGAAGACGCCACTAACTATTCACCTACCTCAACTAATACTGCTGGAACTTTTAGATTAGATAGCGGCACTAAAATTGTTGGGGCAGCAAAAGCAAAAGATTATATTTTAATTTTAACAGATACTGCTGCATATGTTATGCAATTTGTTGGTCCTCCTTTTACATTCTCTATTCGACAGGTTGGCTCAAACTGTGGAGCTATAGGTCAGCACTCAATTCAATATGTTGATGGGGCAGTTTATTGGATGGGTCAAGCAGGTGGTTTTTTTGTTTATGATGGAACAGTTAAGTCATTACCATGTTTAGTAGAAGATTTTGTTTTTACTACAGGTGGAGATAATCTTGGTTTACAGTTTACTAGTGGTGAAATTGTTTATGCTGGTTATAATACCTTGTATTCTGAAATCAATTGGTTCTATCCAAAATTTGGATCTGTGAACATTGATAGAGTCGTAACATATAATTATCAAGAACGTGTTTGGACTACTGGGTCATTATCAAGAACAAGTTATTATGATGCAACACTTTTTGATAACCCATATGCAACAGAGTTTAATTCAACTGGTGTACCTACATTTCCTGTTATTCAAGGGATTACAAACAATCGAGGAGCTACGACATACTACTCTCATGAAGAGGGCACTAATCAAGTGGCTGCAAACGGCACCTCTACAGCAATTGTTTCTTTTATTAAGTCGGGAGATTTTGATTTAGATGTTGAGGGTAATGGTCAATTTTTTATGAGTATGAGAAGGTTTGTTCCCGATTTTAAAGTATTAACTGGTGATGCTAAAATATCAATATTACTTAAAGATTTCCCAGTAGACAATGAATCATCCTCTCCTCTTGGACCCTTTACAATCAACAGTTCAACGACTAAAGTAGATACTAGAGCTAGAGCTAGATTTGCTAGTTTAAGAGTAGAAAACACTTCAGTAAATCAAAGTTGGAGATACGGAACTTTTAGAGCTGATACACAACCAGATGGACAAAGATAATGAATGACAAAAGACAACAATACTCTGCACAACAAACACAAACAGGTAAATCACCTGGAATGTCGACAGCAAAAAGACCAGGTAGTAAACCATCTGATAGCGGACGTAGACAACAAGAAGCTTTTTTAAAAGCAAATCCACCTGCAACATTAAACGTTTTAAGAAGAGAAGGAGTGCCAATGGTTCCTTTTGGGATTCCAGGTGGCCAAGCGATGAATATTTTAAAACCTTACAGAGATCAAATATTAGGATTTAATATAGATTATTTCTCAGATTTAAAAAACAGAACACAAAACGATCCTAATAGAAATATAAATAATTATGAAAGATCAGCAGCTGGGTATAAACAGTATATGGCAGACAGGTTATCAGGTAAGATTGATGCAGCTGGTAATTTACTTAGAGGTGGACAAGACAATGATGCAGGTATCATGCCATTATTAAATGATCCTAATTTACAAAACCCTAATATGAATATGATGAATCAAGGTATAGGATCTTTAATTGGTGCACCACAAGTAATTAATAATGAATATATTTATGGTTTACCAATGGGCTTCATGAGATAATGGCAAAAATAGACATATACATTCCAGAGCCTAAACCACAATATGATGAGTCTAATCAAAGACAAATATTAGAGGCATTAGATACATTAAAAAATCAATTAAATTTTTCTTTTCAGTTTGATCTAAAGGAAGAACAAGACACTTTTAATTTTTTCTTACAATGACAATAAGATATCAAAACGCAGGTATAAATTTATCAACCACTGGAACAACAAGTGTTGTTACTTGTCCAACAGACGGAACTATTTTAATAAAACAAATACAAGTTAATAATGGCTCTAGTGGTGGTGTAAATCTAAACGTTCAGGTTACTGATACATCAGCAGGTGCAACATTTAGAATTTTTAATGAGTCATTATCAGGAAGTGTTACTAAAGATATAATAAATAATACATTAGTTCTTGAAGCGGGTGATATTTTAAAAATGATTCC